CGGTTTTGATTATGATGTAACTAAAAAAATAAGTGAGCAGGTAAAGAGGTGAGGAGTAAATTAACGGTTAAGCAGGAGAGATTTGTGCAGGAACTTATTAAGGGGAATAGTCAACGAGATGCTTATAAATCTGCTTATAACGTTATAAAAAATAATAACAACAATGTTGATTCAAATGCGTCAAGATTATTTAAAAATGAAAAGGTAAAAGCCAGATATGACGATTTAATGGCAAAGCTAATAAAACGCACTGAAGAAAAAGCAATCATAACAGCCGAAGAAATAATCAAGGGTATATCTGATATTGCAAAAGATGATATTGGTAATTACCTTGAATTTAAAACGGTTAAGCAAATAGTTGGCGAGGATGATGACGGTAACCCAGTACTTGAATATAAAACCGTTATAAACCTCAATGATAGTAAAGGGATTAATACTAAAAATATATCTGAGGTTAGTTTATCAAACGGAACTTTTAAGTTCAAAACATACGCAAGAGATACGGCACTTTATAAACTTGCGGAAATATTTGGATTAAATAAAATTAATAAAGAAAAGCAAAAGCTGTTAGAAGATAAGTTTGAACACGATAAAGATATCGATAGCAAGAAGTACTGGTAATGGTTAATTTGAAATCATTCTATTCGTCTAAGGCATGGAGAGAGTTGACATACCTGTTGAAAGTGGAACGTGGCGGAAGATGTGAGCGGTGTGGTTATAGACCGTTACATTTTAGTAGACTCATAGGGCATCACAAGAAGCACCTCACTGAATTAACTGTGGGAGATTCAAGCATAGCTCTTAACCCTGATAATATTGAAATCATATGTTTTAAATGTCACAACAAAGAGCACAGAAGATTCGGGAATAAACAGAATGTATATATTGTTTATGGTAGCCCGTTCTCTGGCAAAAGTGAATTGGTCAGGGAGTTAATGCAACCGGGTGACATCGTCATGGACATTGACAAGTTGTGGGAAGCAGTAACATACTGTAATGATAAGGTTAATAGCATCAAGTACAACGTGTTCGGCTTGAAGGCTTGTCTGATGGACCAGATAAAGACCCGGTACGGTAAATGGGTGGACGCCTATATCATAGGGGGGTACCCAGATAAATACGAACGCGACAGACTTGCCGAAGACCTGAACGGTGTCTTGATCTACTGTGAAAGCACGAAAGAAGAATGCATTGAACGATGTGCCAGCAGTGGGAAGCCAGCTGTTTGGAATGATTATATTGAAGGGTGGTGGGAAAAGTACTCCAACCATGGTTTGGAAACTAACTTATAGAAATATACATTTGTATTTATAATAACAATTTTATAGGCATGGTTAAAAGGCAATTGATATAATATACCCCCCACCTGATGCATCTTAGGGATTGATTAGGCATGTGGATAGGGTTCAGCATTTGCACACACGCCTAAAATTTGACTTTTTGCTCAAAAACTTCTGACAAATTTTGAAAGTTGGTGAAACCGTGAAACAAATCGAGTTAACAAATGAAATTAACCGGCTGAAAGAACAATTTGCAGGGTCGGACAATAATAAATTAAATGCAATGGAAGCACTAATTGAGCAAGCGGCGTATGAGCGTATATATTTAAGGCGCCTAAACAATCAAGCATTGATAACAGGGTTAGTAAAAGTCCATCCTAACAATCCAGAAATTCAACAAATATTACCCGTCTCGGGCGAAATCACAAAACATTCGGCTACGCTGACAAGTATTACAGATAAATTGATGAAGTATCTTGCAGTTGATAGCGAAGAGAAAGATGATGGACTAGGTGAATACGAATGAGAGGGAATAAATGGATAGGACTACATTAGTGAACGATATTATAACAACTTTAGGAGCAACAACAACTGATCAAATATTAAAAATAAATTTAGATTTATCTGACATCATTTTATTACTCGAATTGCGAAATGGATACGAAATATTAATTGAAGAATTAATCCCTAGTAACATTTATGATGTAAAACGTGAAGTCATGCGCAGGTATAGATATGGATAAAAAATACCCGGACTCCTTTCTTATCCAATACATTACAAAATGTAAAAGTGGTGAAATAAAGATAGGCCATGAGCTTATGGCTAGTTTGGATATATTTTTAGGAAACTTTAACAACCCAGATATAACGATAGATTTCACCGAAGCCCATAAACGTATTAAATTTATTGAAAATGAGTGCAAGCATTCAGAGGCTCCTTTTGCTGGGAAACCTTTTACTTTGATGTTATTTCAAAAAGCTTTTATCGAATCAATTTATATTTTTTATATTTATGATGATGAAATATCTAAAAGTGTAAGACTATATCAAGATATACTTTTTTTAGTTAGCCGTAAAAATGGGAAGACTCCATTAATTTCTGCGGTTTGTTTAGCTGAATTTTTTTGTGGTGAAAAAGGATCAAAGATACTATGCACAAGTAATGATTACGCGCAGGCTGATCTTGCATTTCAAGCAATAGACGCAATGCGAGACCAGAGCCCAACGTTAGAAAAAGTTACGCGTAAAAACATTAAAGGCATATTTTTCGGGAACCCTAGAAAGATAAAAAATAAAGGTAAATTTAGCTATTCAAACAAAGGGAATATATTAAAGATATCAGCAAAGACCGGAGCCAAAGAAGGTAAAAATATAAAAGTTGGAATGTGCGACGAAATTCATGAGATGAAAACGGATGTTGCGGTAATGCCAATCCGTCAAGCATTATCAACACAGGATGATCCACTTTATTTCGAACTGACGACAGAAGGTTATATTTCTGATGGATATTTAGACAAGAGACTAATAGAAGCGAGACAAGTGTTAAAAGGTGAACTTGACCGGCCACGCTGGAACATATGGTTGTATACTCAGGACAAAGAATCTGAAATATGGGTAGACGAAAAATCATGGGTTAAAAGCAACCCCGGGCTAGGTGTTATTAAAAAATATTCAGCAATCAGAAAATTGTTAGAAGAAGCCAAAACCAACAGTGCTACAAGAGCGGCGGTTTTGAGCAAGGATTTTAATTTTAAACAAAGCGGAGGGGCTGCTTGGATGCAGCAAAACGAAATAATTAATACATCAACATTTGACATAAATGATTTTATAGGGAGTTTTTATATATCAGGGAATGACTTTGCGGAAACGACAGACCTCTGCGCCTCTCAAATTTTGTTGATGAAACCAAACGACCGAACTAAGTATTTCTATTCTCATTATTGGATCCCGGCAAGCAAACTAAAAGATTCACCGGATGACGTTGACTATTTGGATTGGGAAAAAAAAGGATGGCTAACAATTGTTCCCGGCAATTCTGTAGAGAGCTCGATGGTAGCAGATTGGCATTTTGAATTGTTAAATGAATACGATATGAAGCCGTTCAAAAGCGGATGTGATAACCGATTTGCAAAAGATTTTTATAACCGTTATGATGAGATATTTGGTGAAAAGATAGCCGTTAACGTCCCGCAGGATTTTAAAGTTTTAGACAACCCAATGAGAACATTGGAAGCGGATTTGAGAGATAAGCTTGTGAACTATAATAATTCAGGGGCTGATTTTAGTTGTATGTGCAACACTGGTATGAAAATTGACACGCTAGGTAGAATAATGCCTTGTAAAACAAAATCAACGGGCAGGATTGATGGGTTGGCCGGTATGGTTGATGCTTATTGTATTTTAGAATGGTATAGGTCGGAATTTATGAACATTATCGAATAGAAAGGAGGTATTAAATGGGATTATTACAATATTTAAAAGGTGTTTTTAAAACTGATGGGCAAACAACTTATCAAGCGTGGATGGAGAACAGCACCCCAATTTTTAGCAGCTTTGGAAAAAACATTTATCTATCGGATTTTGTAAATAATGCAATTGACAGAATAGCTAGCGAAATCAGCAAGATCGAAATAAAAAGCATTGTAGAAAATAACGGATCGTTACAGGTACAAAACGATGATATTACAAGATTGTTTAGATTTAAGCCGAATCCATTACAGACAACAAGTGACTTTTTGGCAAACGTAGAATGGCTACGAAGAAAAAACTGTAACGCGTTTATCTATCCTCAGTATGAAATTATTTCATTGCCAAACGGGAATCAATTTAAGCGGTATACAGCGTTATACCCGTTGAGTCCGACGTCCGTTTATATCGGTGTAAATGATGGTCAGGTGTGGGAAATAAAATTGGCGTTTTTAGATGGAACAAGTTACACATTGCCTTATGAGGATATTATTCATGTGCGGTGGCGGAGGGGTGTGAATACTATTGTCGGCGGTGGCGATGATTTGGGTAACGTCAATGATTATGATGTGATCCGAACAATTGACGCATTAGACAAAACGATTCAAGGGCTGCCAAAAAGTATAGAAGCATCCTTGCAAATAAAAGGAGTATATCACGCTAAAACTTTGGCAGATGCTAAAAAATTAGGAAGTATTAGAGACGATTTTGAAAATCATATCACTACTAGCAAAAGCGGAATAATTGCAACAGATCTAGGCGGGGAATTTATTCCGGTCACGATTAATGCCCCCGAAATCCCGCACGCGGCAATGAAATTTCTAAAATCTGTAATACAGGAGAGGTATGGAATATCCGAATCAATTCTAAGCGGTGATTATACAGCAGACCAAAACGAAGCTTTTTTCCAAACGTGCTTAGAGGATATAATCAATCAATTAGAGCAGGGAATGACAGCGTGTTTATTCTCTAACCGAGAGCAGGATGTTGGGCATAGAATTAAATGTTATTATAACAAAATTAATTATATGAGTAATATCGATAAAATAAACATGGCTAATTTAGCAAAAGAAACAGGAAACATGACATTAAATCAGATTAATGAAATGTTTGGGGTTCCCCCGTTTTTGGAAGGGGATCGCAGGCTTCAAAGTCTTAATTTTGTTAACACTAATTTAATTGATAGCTATCAATTATCAAAAGCAGTTAATCCAATTAATACTACACCAAATAATAATGGAGGATAACAAATGCTGGACGGAAAATATATAAAAAGAAAATTTGACTTTTCTGATATGACACCACTTTCAGAAACAAAAGGGAATACGGTAGAAGGCCACGCGGCAGTGTATAATCAGGTAATAAATATCGGCGGTATGTTTGATGAAGTTATTCAATCCGGTGCATTTGACCGCACCGATTTATCGGATGTAGCGTTTTATTTAAATCATGAAATTGATAATCTGCCGATGGCAAGATGTAGGAAGAGCTTTCCTAATTCAACAATGAATGTAACACCTGATGCCGACGGTTTATTTATGACAGCGGTGTTAGATGTCGATAATAATTTAGATGCTAAGTCATTGATATCATCAATCAACAGGATGGACATAAGTGGTATGAGTTTTGCGTTTATTGTTGGAGCAGAAACGTGGGAGGGTCTGGACACTGAGACGCCTATGCGTACAATTGAATCAATTGCAAAGGTCATTGAAGTTTCAGCGGTAACCTATCCGGCGTATGACAATACGGATATTGGCGCGCGTTCTAATTCGCTGGAGAGCGATAGATCGGCACTGGAGAGAGCTAAAAGCGCGGTAGATACGAACGAGTTAGACGTTTTAAAATTAAAAATAAAAATGAAAGCAGGATTGTAAAATGAAAACAAGATTAAAAAAGTTATTGGAGCAAAAGAATGAACGTAAGGCGGCTATTTTAGAACAAGTATCTGTTTCGACCGATGTGGTTGAACTGAAAAGTTTAGATAAAGAACTAGAAGGGTTAAATTCTGAAATTACAGTATTCGAGGGAATTATTAATGAACCTGTTGCTGAGCGTACTGCTGCGGTTAATGGAAATGTACCGGCAATTGTGGCAGCATCTGTAGCAAGCACAGAGTTGAGAACTGTAGAACTAGACGATATGGAATACAGAAAAGCATTCCAGCAGTTAGTTACCCGAGGAACACCAATTGATGCTGAATTTAGACTTGCACAAGCAACGTTAACAACTGATATTGGTACAGCTATCCCAATCGTTGTTATTAATAAAATTATTGAAAAACTTGAAGCAATTGGAATGGTTTTACCATTGATTACCAGAACAAGTTTTCCATACGGCATTATTATTCCGACAGCAAATATAAAACCTATTGCGACATGGGTGGCAGAAGGAACCGCACCAGATTCGCAAAAGAAAACGACAGGAAGCATCACCTTTACCAATTTCAAACTGCGTTGCGATATTGAAATTTCTATGGAAGCGGCTACAATGGCAGTTTCTGCGTTTGAATCTATTTTTATTGGACAAGTATCAAAAGCAATGGTAAAAGCTCTTGAACTTGCTATTTTGTCAACAGCAGATGGTACCACGTCTCCAAAAGGTATTTTATATGAAACACCTGTTTTAGGTCAGGCATTAACTTATAATGCTCTAACTTATGAAACTTTAATCGAAGCCGAATCAGCATTACCAATTGAATACGAAGATAACGCTATGTGGTGCATGAATAAAAAAACATTTTTAGCATTTGTCGGAATGAAGGATTCGGCAGGACAACCAATTGCCCGCACAAATTACGGAATAACTGGTAAACCTGACAGAACATTATTAGGCAGATCCGTTTTATTGGTTGGTGGTAATTATCTTGAATCATTCGGACCAAATTTATTAGTTGGTCACGTTTTTGCTTTTATCTTTAATTTTTCAGATTACGCAATGAATACTATTTACGATCTTGGTATCCAACGTCGACAACATTGGACAACTGATAACTTCCAAACAAAAGCAATTTTAAGCGTGGATGGTAAAGTGGTTGATAAAAATAGTTTAGTTACATTAGCAAAAAGTCTCTAATTTAAATTAGGCGGGCATCTGTCCGCCTTTTAAAAAAAAAGAAGGTGATTAAATAAATGGCGCTAATCGATGACGTAAAAAACTATTTAGATATGACTTGGGATCTGGATGCATCGGAATTATCAAAAATAGAGGGAATTATTTCGCGCGGAGAGACGACCATTAATCATAAAGTAGGTGCCGTTCTGGTTTACGAAACAGATGGGAGAGCAAAAGAACTTTTGCTAGAATATTGCCGATTTGCAAAAGATGGGGTTTTATTCCAATTTTTAGGCAGCTATTCTCCAATGATAAAAGATTTGATTGAAGAAAATGAGGGAACGTATGGCTATTAATATCACCTCAGATGTTTTCACACTTGCGATCAACAGAATACCAGCATACAAACCTCAAAAATTTAACGATGGAACTCTAAAAATTTATAAAGTTGTTGAAACTGCTGTTGATGGGGATATGCCAGTTGAAACAATTGTTTTTCAGGAATCATTGAGGTTTCATGATTTGACATTAGGTCTAACACGATATTATACTAGTTTACATGAAGGTGTTACAGTATCATGTGTCAAACGCTGCCCTAGGAAAACCGCTTATTCTACAACGGATACTGATTTATTGATTGCGGTTCTGCAAGATGGCAAACAGTATGAAATTAAATTGATTCAATGGCCTGAGAGAGTCGTCCCAAAATGTATGGATCTCACATTAGTAAAAGTGTTGGTGCCTTATGTTATTGGCTGATGTAAAAAATTGTCTGCTATCTGTGTCCTCAAAAGTTTATCATTACACCTCACCAACGTCAATAGTATGTCCCTACATAGTCTGGAACGAAGATTCGCAAGCTAATAGTTTGTGGGGATCGGGTGAGATGATTAATCAAGTTTTGCAAGGAGTCATCCACTGTTTTTCAAATTCAGAAAACGAACCTTTAATTAAATCTATACAATCGGCATTAAATAATGCTGGGATTAGTTGGCGTTTAAACTCAGTACAATATGAACACGATACTAAAATTATACATACTGAATGGGTATGGGAAATAGTAGTGGACGTGTAAAATGGCAAAAGCAACTTTAACGGCATCAGAGGATTTTACATTGAAGTTATCCCGCTGCGCTACAGACCTTGAATTTATAGCAAAAAAAGCTATATATGCAGGGGTAAAGATTGTTGCGGATACTATGAAAATAAATCTTGAGGGTATTTTAAGCGATGAAGCAACAGGTCAATTAGTAAAAGCCATGGGCGTTACACCTATTAAATTATTAGGGGGTGAATGGTCTGCGCACGTCGGATTTGATGGATACGACTCGAAGGGTGTTGCATTTCAGTTAATTGCTAGATGTTTGGAATCAGGAACTAGCAATATGCCAGCAAAACCATTTGTCAGGAAAACATTCAATCAGACAAGGAAAAAAGTTGAAGAAGAAATGAATAAGGTTATAGAAGAAGAAATGGGAAAGATATTTAACTAAGGCATTCAAAAAGAGTGCCTATTTTATTAAAAACAAAGGAGAACAATTATGATAAACAGTACACCAACAGGGGTTAAAAAATTAGTATACGCAATTATGACAGACGAAAAGCTGGAAACGTATGGCACTATCAAATCAGCACCACCTCTCATCAACATAAAAGTTGCACCAAAGAATGATACAGCAAAATTATATGCTGATAATCAGGTCGTTGATGTTCAGACAACCTTAGGCGATATTACGTGTGACTTTGAAACTCAAGATATGCCTCTCGAAATTCAAGCCGATTTTTTTGGTCATATTTTAGACCCAATCACTGGAGTTATGCATTACAACAAAAACGATAAAGCACCGTACATGGCGCTGGGGTATGCTAGGACAAAAGCGAATGGTGGGACTCGGTGCGTGTGGTTAATGAAAGTTAAATTTGAAGAAATATCCGAAGAATCGAAAACGCAAGAAGACAAAATCTCATTTCAAACACCACACACCAACGGCACAGCAATAGCCAATAATGTGGGGACGTGGAAACATACATCCGATACCGATTCGGGAACATCCCCAGCGGGATTGACATTTTTAGATACTGTACCGGGAATTAGCATCATATGAAGTTAAAACTAGGGAGTAAAACTTATTACACAAAAGAATTGACATTTGGGCATTTATACAAAGCAAACGAATTTAGAAAATATATAAGCGACGGAGGTACTCAAGGTGAAAATCCTCTTAGCGAACTCGATAAATGCGCGGAATATTTAGTTGAATTATTTAATGATCAGTTTACAGTTGACGACGTTTATAAAAAGTTACCACTTCAGGGCTGTCTTTTATTAATTTTAGACTTGGCAAACAAAGTACAAGAAGAGGCATCAAAGCAATTAGAAATAAAAAACGTTCCAGCGGTGAACTAAACAAATTAGTCACCATAGAAGATTTTATTTATAGTTTTTATATTGAAAAAATGAAAATTGGGTGGAGTATGGAAAAGATAGATCTAACACCAATTAAACGGTATATGAATTTAATTGAATACGTGTCAGAAAAAGAATTTATTTCAGAAATGCAAGGGTTAGATGATGTGGGGCTATAGCCTTGCATCATCTATATTTAATCGGAAAGGAGGGAGAAAATGGCAACACAAATAGGCTTAAAATTAGCGATCGATGGAGAAGCGGCATTCAGGAAATCCATTAACGACATTAATACTAGTTATAGTACATTAAAGTCTGAAATGGCAACCGTGACAAGCGCTTTTGAAAAAAATGATAAATCACAGGAAAATTTGACAAAGCAAAATGCTGTGCTTAATAAACAAATTGATCTACAAAATCAAAAAATAACAGAAACAACTTCGGTATTAGAAAAATCAGCTGCGAAGTATGGAGAAAACAGCAAAGAAACTCAAAGCTGGCAAAGGGCTGTTAATACATCAACAACGGAATTGAACAAATTAGAACGACAGTTAAAAACAAATAACAGTGTTATAGATGAAGGTACAAAACACACCGGTCTGTTTGGGACAGCAATGCGGAATATGGGGATTGATTCTGGGGCTGCTAGCGCTGTAATAGGTGGTACCGGAATTGCGGCAGGTATGTTTTTAAATGGAGCAATAAAAAGCGCAACTGACGCAGAAAGTGCAACTAGAGGATTAACAACACTAATTCAAAATCAGGGCGAAACATCTGCGCAGGCGTCGGGAGATGTTTCGAATTTTACAAGCAAAATAAAAGAGATGTCAAGTTATTCAGCTGGAGAAGCAAAAGAAGCGCTTACAACATTAGCAAATAAAGGGATTAGCGCTGGAGATTCCATAAAGTATGCCGGTACTATTGCTGATGTTGCGGCGGCACAAAACATAAGCCTTTCTAGCGCAGCTGATTTGGTTGCAAATGCCTATAACGGTAAGGCAAGAGCCTTGACAACTTTAGGCATTTTAACAAAAGCAGAAGCTAAACAGTTAGGAAATACGGAAACTGCTACAATCACAATGTCTGATGTGCAGGAACGGTTGAATAAACGATATTCCGGATCTGCTCAGTCTGATTTGAGTTCATATTCTGGCCAATTAAAAGTTATGCAAAATCAAATGGGTGCAACACAAAAAGCAGTTGGTGATGCAATGCTCCCAGTTTTAGGGGAAATGGCTAAAATAATGGGTAAAGTTCTAACCCCAATTGAAGATTTTATCACAAAAAACCCAAAACTTGTGGCAGGTGTAATGTTGCTTACTTTTGCTATTGGTACGGTAGTTGCTGCCGTTGCGTTGGGGAATTTTACGATTGGAGTCATGACCCCAATCTTAACAGTGGCCGCGGAGGCAATTGGGCTAACAGGGATATCCGCAGGATTAGCAGCACCGGCTGTTGGAGCATTAGGTGTAGCATTCGATTTGTTAACTGGGCCAATTGGTTTAGTTTTGTTAGGTGTTGGGGCATTAGCTGCTGGTATTGCTTTTTTATGTTCAACATCTGGGGAAAATACAGATGCTACAGGAAAACAAACAGACGCCACAGGCAAACAAATCGATGCCACAGAAAAACAAACCGATGCTACAGGAAAAAACATCGATGCTACCGGCAAACAAATCGATGCCACAGACCAAAATATAGAAGCAAATAAAAAATATATCGACAGCAATGAAAAAGTGTTAACTTCAATTGAAAATGATATTACTTCCAGACAAACTGCACAGGCTACAGCACAGGGAACGATTGACACCACTCAAATTTTGGCGGATAAGATATATGATTTAGCTGGAAAACAAAACAAATCATCAACTGAATTATCAGAGTTAAACATTATGATAAAAAAATTCAACGAATTAATGCCAACAGCAACCCTACAATTAGATGATCAAACAGGGTCATTGGACAGAACGAAAGAAGAAACAGATGCACTAATTGAATCAGAAAAAAAACGCATCGAGTTAACTGTAGTCGTAGATTCGATGGTTCAAGTCAAAAAAGATGAATTAGAAGTAGCCAGACAAATGCATGCCAATACTCAGGATTTAGTTGACATTGAAGCGAAACACAAAGGAATAATTGATGAAATAAATGCGTCAATGCAAGACGGTGCAGAAAAAACACAAAAATTGGCTGATGAAAATAAAGCATATGGTGGAGAGTTAGACGGACTGAAAAAACCATTTGATGATGCAAAAGATAAAATGAAAGAGTTACAGACACAAGAGGATGAATACAATAAATTTATATCAGATCCAACCGCTTTTGACGAATATGTTAAGAATACTGACAAAATTCCAGAGGCAATGGGGGTTGCTATAGCAACTGTAGATGGAGCGTTAGCAGCTAATGACAAAGAAACCGCTGCCCTATCTGAGAAGACAGGGAAAGATCTGGCTACAGGAGTTGCGAAAGGGGTTGAAGCGGGAGCGCCAGAAGTAAAAAAAGCAGGCGCGGATACGTATAGCATTGTTAACGAAACTATCGAGCCATTAACGGGTGATGCCACAGATATTGGAACACAAACAAGTGATAACTTAGCATCTGGGATTAATGATTCAGCGCCAGAAGTAAATAATGCTGCTTTGGGTGTATATGGAAGTGCTACCGAACCACTAACACCGCTTGGAGAGTTCGGGAAAAAAACCGGGGGAGAACTTAACACTGGGTTACAAGACGGAATGGGGGATAAGACTGGAATCGATGAAACCATCGGAGGTATTGTTACTTGGGTTATTGATACATTCCACAAATTATTTGATATTAATTCCCCATCTCGAAAAACGCATCAAATAGGTGTCCACGTCATCACAGGATTGCTGAATGGTATGAGCAGTCTAGATGTTGGTAAATTTGCAGGGAATTTGGTAAATGATTTATTAGGACAATTTAATGCTGGAAAAGTTTCAATCATGAAGAT